TTCCCACAGATACGTGCTGTGCCAAGTTTATTGTGATCCTCCAGCTTGATGAGTAACCCCAATTTTGTGTAGTCTTCAGTCATTAACTGACACTCAGGCCTGAATGTGGTCAATCCATCGTCACCTTCAAATACTCCTTTAACGTAATTGAAGTAGTTGTCAATGAATTTCTCCATGGTCACTGGATTTGGTCCTTCACTTTGTTTCCTACTCGCGAGAAATAAAGTAACCATCATGTTAAAGAAACCATTCCCTAACGATGTGTTCATTTCTCCGGACATTCTAGTAGCTTCAATGAGTACCATAAAAGCTTTACTAGTGAGTCTATTGACTCCGGTGAAGGCCTCGTCGCATAGTGACATGAATTTGTGGCCAATGGGGAGAGTGTTCGTACAGTGTCGGTACAGTTGGAATTCAACCAATTTCATAATTTCAGCTGTGAAATGTGCCTCAAAGGAGGAATAATCGGTCACCTGGTAAGTGCCAGAGGTCTTGAAAAGTAAGTCATGAAGAACCACAGGCCGTTCATTGACTGGCGTATACTTAATCAAAGGACCATAATTCTTACCAGGATACTTCAAACCGAATAAGTTCTTAGAGATCACAGAAAAAATGGGACCTACCATGCATTTGAATAGGTCGGATCTGGAATTGATCATTCTGGGGTGTTTGTACGCTTCGTAAAACTCATCCTTGATGAAGTTATTAACGTCGTACACGGACTTCTTGTACGCTTCTTGTACTGTAAGAGGGTCTTTCAATTTATATTGACCCTCGGTCCACACTCTCATAAGCTCCAGTTTGCGTGCTTCTGAATAGGGAGCTTGTGCTATCCAGCTCTCGAAAGATAAATCTTCCGCGGGGGAGATTTGTGGTATCCACCGCTTGAGAAAAAGTCTGACAAATCTCGAAAGCAGCCTTTTCTGTTTCCTGGGCATTCGTCCGGGATTAGTTGCAATTCTCTTTATGGCACCGCTGCCTGCAGAGATGGGGTCATGACTTGGTTTCGGCAAGACAGCTGTAGGCACATGACATCCAAGTGAAACACTCACCGCTGGGCGATGAGTGACAGGGTTTTGTTTGACATGTTTGGTCAGACTGGGTTTCCTTACAATCTTGATATTTTTGAGACTATCATGGTAAGGGCCGCAGTCTTGTTCAAATGCTGTATAACCAAGTAGGTATGGTCCCACTAGCGGTTTCTGAGAAAATGTTGCAACTGGCCAGTACGTTTGTGGGTGTACTGGAGATTTAACCCGCACAGTAATGAGGTCTCTGCAATTGGATTGGCACCAACGAGAGTAGCATTATGACGCACCTGTTGTCTCTGGCGTTTTTCATTGAACATATCCAGAGCATTTGTTGCTTGGTCAAGGCGTTGACAAAATATTTCATTACTGGGGGGAAAGGAAGCTACTTGGGCAGGG